GGAACGCTTGAACAACAGTATATAGCAACTTCTGCTGATGTCGTAGAAATTACAGGTACAATCGGTGGTAAAACCGTTACAAATGTTAAAGATGCATTAGAAGCTGTTGATGAACGTTATAGTACTATACTTAATGGACTGAATAGCAAGGTGTCAGCAAACACTATTAACCAAGCCAATGGTGTTGCAGGGCTGGATGCAAACGGAGATATTTCAACTGATGTTTTGCCAGATAGTGTGGTTATAACAGGTACTGATGGAAAAATACCTAGTTCTATATTGCCTAGTTATGTAGATGACATTATTGAAGGGTATTATAAAAATGGTAACTTTTATTCGAATCCAGGTAACACCGAACTAATAACCGGTGAGACAAGTAAAATCTATGTAGATCTATTTACAAATAAAACTTATCGTTTTACTAGTTCTCAAACCGGTTATGTGGAAATTAGTGCAAGTTTGGCGCTTGGCGAAACGAGTTCTACTGCTTATCCTGGTGACAAAGGTAAAACCAACGCAGAGAATATTGCAACATTACAAGGCACAATTGATGCTATAACTGATGGCGATACATCAGTTGGTTACGCGTTGAATGCTGGTAGCCTTGGTGGTAAACTTGCAAATGACTATGCTCTAAAAACGGATATTCTTTCTGATGTTAGTGATACGGGTACTAACCCTATTATTTCTTCAATTGCAAAAAGTGGGAACACCATCAATGTCACTCGTAGGGCAATGACAAGCACCGATTTGCCTAATAGTGGAGTTACTGCAGGAACATATTCTGTAGTAACAGTTGATGCTAAAGGTCGTGCGACAGCAGGAACTCAACTTATTGAATGGGGAACTAGCGGACAAACAACACCAAGTAATCTAGCAGTTGGTGGATTGTTCATGCAACTAATATAGTAGGGGTGGAAACGTGGCAACGTATAAACCTAAAAGAAAAACAGCAAGTGGCTTGGAAGATATCCAAATACCGTATGAGGTGATTGCCAATCCACCAGCTGGAATAACCGATATAGACACACAGTATGTTCGTATTTGGGGATTAGACACAGGTATTTATAGACTAACTTATGAGGGTACGAAGTTTGTTTATTATAAGGGTGCAACTAGCACTTCTAGTATTAGTTTTGATGTAGACAAGCCAATAATCTATGTCAATGGCTATACAAACTCTAGCGGAACAGAGTATCTGCTGTGGTCAAGTATCACGATAAACAGTAATAATTATCCACAGCTAGCAAGTGGTTATTGTACTGCAAGTTCGGGACAATACTATCGAAAAGATATTGATATGTTGCTCACAGGGATTTCTTCCTATGTCAAGAACAGTCTAGACTACAACACTAGCAATACAAGCTATGCTCTGTCAGCTTATCAAGGTTATTTGCTAAACCAACGATTGCAAGCAGTAGAAAATAAAGAAGATAATGACACAGTTGTATCAATAACTGATCTAAGGAATACACAATGATATATAAGGTGTACTATGATGGACAACCATATAGAATAAACAATCTTGTAGTTAAAGATATTGATATAGAACAACAAGAACAAGATGTATTGTCGTATACTTATAGTAACGGAATATATACCATGACAATAACAAATCCTAGCCCAACAACAACAAGGTTGCTGACAGAGGGCAACTTGATTCTAGGCATCAGTGTTAAAGATACTGGTAGAGGTAGTTGTTACTTCCAAAATCGTAAAGGGCGAACTAGAAGGGTTTCTCCTAAACGCAGACCGTGGTCGATACACAAAGACAACTGTTTTGTTATGGACACTATCACAAACTTTACTTTTACCGAGCAGGACATTGTCGTGCCTGTTAACTTAAACAAACAAAGAGTAAACTTTTTGGATGAAATAGCAAAAAGTAGATACCGCGAAAGCGATATGAAGCAAGAACTTGAACTAGAGTATATGTTCTTCCTAAAAAACAAAATAAGCGGAAGAAACTACAAGAAACTAGACAATGGAACAATACATACATTTATGAAACAATTGTAAATACTTTTTATTGGTGGGGTACGAGGTAAGCCGTCATCCTGGGTGGGTTTGGGGACTTTTTTTGAAAGATATGGAGGCATTGAATGTCAACATTAAGGAATATATACAAGGTAACAAAAGAGCAGTATGAAGCGTTAGAGAATGGTGAAACAGTAAGCATTAATGGAGTTGATTATTCATACGACAGTACTGCCTTGTATTTAGTAGAAGACAGTGGCAGTAGTCTCTACCGGCATTTAATTGCATTAACTCACGGTACTGCAGATAATTATTCTGTAGTGCATACAGTGGAGTGCTTTTCAAGGGACAGTACGCCGGCAACTGATGCTTATTCTGCTAACGCGTACATAGGCAGTACAGCTGGGACATTAACCAGAGCATCTACAAGTAACGGAACAGACGTTTTGTGCTTGAATGGTAGTATTAGTTGGAACGGTGGCTACCATAAGGTTAGGTTTGGAATAGTGAAAAACGGTGTTATTGAAGACATGACTATGTCGTTGTTTGGTGCAACGTATACAGATACAGTGACAGAGGTATAAAACAAAAAGGAAGTAATGGAAATGGAATGGTGGCAATCTTTACTTATGACGGCAGCAACAGTAGCAGTAACAATATTTATTACTAGACTTGTAGACAATGCGTTATCTTTACCTAAAATAAGAAAACAAGAACAGGAAGAAACAGCATTAGACATCAAGTTGTGTAAGCGTGGAATACAAGTGTTACTCAAGAATGACCTCAAAGTTAGATATGACCATTGGCTTGATTTAGGATATGCTCCCGAAGATTCTAAAGATGACTTGGAAAGGGAATATCAAGTGTATCACAGTTTAGGAAAAAATGGTGTAATGGATAGTCGCAGAGCTAGATTTCTAGATTTGCCTACCGAAGCACCGGAAATGGAGGAATAACCTATGGAACAAATCATCGAACAAGTAGTAATGTTTGCAGCAACACACGGATGGCAAGTAGCACTTATTGCATTGCTTGGCATCATACTTTTGGGTATACTAAAGTATTGCAACGTATTCTCAAAAGTCGACAAAGAAAAACGCAAGCCCATATATTTTGCAATCTCTGTGGGAGCTTCTCTCGTAGGTACAATCGTTTATTTGCTTATTATTGGACAGTTTAGCATAGAGTACATAATTGGTGTTACAGGCATAATTTATGGCCTCAATCAAGCAGCATATACATTCTTTGAAAATACTAAACTGCGTGATCTCTCAGTAAAATTGCTAGACTGGATAGTTAAACTTTTCAAAAAGAAAGTAGCTGAGAAAAAGTGAATGGAGCAACTGTAAAAGTTTACTCAAAAGCAAAAGATGGCAACACAAAACTATCTGCTAATTTCAAAGTAAAAGAGTTTGCATGTTTGGATGGTAGCGATACAGTTTTTGTATCTGATGAGCTTGTAAGTATATTACAAAAAGTGCGTAACCATTTTGGAAGAGCTGTAATAATTAACAGCGCATACAGAACGGAAACGCACAATAAAAAAGTAGGTGGCAGTACAAATAGTCAACATAAGTATGGCATGGCGGCAGATATCCGAATAAACGGTATTTCTCCAAAAACTATTGCCACCTACATAAACACGTTAATGCCTAACAGTGGTGGCATTGGAGTGTACTCATCATTTGTACACATCGATGTACGAGCCAAAAAATCTAGATGGTAAACAAAAATGTGGGCCCTATAGCACCATCGCTATAGGGCCTCTTATTGGAATTTTTTAGGAAATTTATGTGTGTGACTAACTCGACTATCCACATGGGTATACGAGTTAGTCACACACGGAATATAAAAAAATACGCCCATCCCTTTGTTCGTTATTTATAGAAAGACCACACCTTTTACTTCGTTGCCTTCAACATGAATTTCCTTGATGATAGCACGCCAGAATCTGCGTTTATCTTCTTCAGACATTGCTTCGTAGGTAGGTATCAAATCCATTTTTAGCACATCTTGTAGTGGTGTAATGTCTCGTTCAATTTCGGATAACTCAAGAGTTGCTTTTTCAATAAGAGCCTTTAATTCACTTGTCTGTGCTAAGTACTCCTCGTCGTCTAAACTTCCGTTCATATACATCACATTCAACTTGCGCATTCTTTCTTTCAATTGGTTGACATCAGTTTTTGGCTTTGGTTTTGGTTTAGACTCTACTTCTATTTCAGTCATGATTAGATTTTTTATGTTGTCTAACAGCCATTCCTCAATCTTTCGTTCGTTAATTGATGTTCTATAGGAGCATAGACGTTGCACGCCATAGCGACACTTGTACGCCTTGTATTGTGCATTTCTACTGTTGGATGTGGAGTGTCCTTTCATACTTCTTCCACAATCTGGGCATAGTACAAGTCCTACGAATAAATATACTCTATTCTTTTGAGTCTTCTTAATATTTGGTTTGCTATTTACTAACAACCAATCTTCTCTGGAAACGTATGGTTCACAATATCCCTCTATGCCACGATATACTCCAGTATATAGCTCGTGATGTCTTAGTCTTCCCCACGATTCTTGACTACGCTTTAAGTTGTACTTATTGTTTAGATATAGGGCAGTCTTAAAATTGTTGTTATACTTAAGAATCATTTCCCAATACTCTTCCATGATATGTTGAGTTTCGGGATCTTTTACTAGACGTTTTCTTCCGTTCTCATCTTTTTGAATTATATAACCTGTTGGAACGGAACCAGAAATAACTTCTCCGTTTTTAACTTTGTTTTTGAATACAACCTTGATGCGCTCGGATGTGCGTTCACGCTCGTTGGCTGCAACGGACAGCATGATGTTTACCTTGAGTCTACCATCGGCAGTAGCAGTGTTGTAGTCTTCCAATACTGCTTGCCAAACTACATTGTGTCGCTCAAGAATCTCTTGTACCTTGTAGTATTGCTCGATACTTCTAAACCATCTGTCTAGCTTTGTAAAGATGATAATATCTATCTTTCCAGCTTGTACATCCTCTATCAACCTTTTCAGTGCAGGACGTTTCAAAGGTGGTTTTGCGCCAGAGATACCTTCGTCAACGTAATCGCCTACAATTTTGTATCCCTTTGATTGACAGTATTCATCAAGAGTGTCGTCTTGAGTTTGAAGGGAATAGCCATGCAAAGCTTGCTCATCTGTAGAAACACGTCTATACTTTGCTACTCTTAATACATTTTCCATTTTATATCGCTCCCTTAGTGGTTACAAAAGTTTTTAAAAAATAGTGTGAAATAATCTTAATGCTGACAGACTGTTGGCATTATTTTTTTGTCAAGATTAAAACAAATGTTCTAAAATACAACTGCGATTTGTTTACAGTAGAAACAGTGCAACTAACAGTCCACAAACAAGAATACCTAGTGTTATGGTCAGTGTTAAAATTGCTCGGTTCTTGTGCTTGAGATGTTTTCGCTCATGCTCGATAGTTTCTTGTAAGAACTTGTTTTCTCGCTTCAAGTGCTCAAGCGTGTCCTTTGTTTGTGCATCGCTTTCGGGATGGACTGCACAAGGTTCACCACCCCATTTGCCACCGACACCCTCGATGAGTGCTTGCAAGATACGGTAGATAGTGTCGTGTCTAACGTCGTCACGATACTTCAAGCCGTCAATTGTTCCTTTAGGAATGCCAGACCACTCGGCTAGTTGAGTATTACTGATTCCGTGAATCTTTTGATACTTGATTGCCCACTCAACAACTCCTTTTGTGGACATCGCCATAAAGTTTGGGCCACCACACTTTCTTTCTTTGATGGCATCGCAGTGTAAACATTTGTCAAATGGCATAAAATTCTCCAATTTTCGTATATGAATAAAAATTTGCGTAAACGAAGCGTTTTTTTTCGTATTTGCATATGAAATATGCATATTTGTGTATAACAGTTTTGGCAATAGCTGTGGTAAAATTGAGTTGTCAAAAAACTGTAACAATTCTTTCAAACTAACCACAACAACCATTTCTATAATTTCAGTTGTAGGTTGGAACACTCATCATAGAAGGAGGGCTATTGTATGGAAAGTCCCATTAAAAAAGAAATCATTGAATTGCTACAAAATGAAACAGACGAAGATCTGTTAGATTTGATATATCAACTACTTGTTGGTGAAAGCGACGAGTAGTTGCTTGATACTTTCGTATTGCTCTGGGCTCAACTTTGATAGTGTTTCAACCAGAGCAAAGAAATCCTCATCTTTCCTCATCTTTGAAATAATTTTTACCATCTTATCATTTTTGTTGTGAATAGCGGTGCGTTCACGAGGAACATCATATCCCCACAACCACATATCCGAAACGTTCAGTGCAATGGCAAGTTTTCTAAGTGCACGAGGTTTAGGATCGTATCTTCCTTTAATATAATGGTTTATTGTCCCTGTATCCAATCCTGTTAATCTGGCTAGCTCGACTTGTTTTTTGCCAGAAAGTTCTAAAGCTTCCTTGAGTCTTGTTGTAAAAGAAGCAATGCGTTTTGTTTCCATTGGTGTATCACCTCCATTGGGAAAATATTACCACGAAAAACTGGGAAATGTCAATATCTTTTCAAAAAAAGTTTAAAAAAATATGAAAAAAATCGAAAAAACCCTATTGACAACATTTTTAGCCGTGATATTATAAGGTTGAAACTGTGTTTTCTCAGTTTATGGAGGTGATCTAAACAACAATGAGTAAGCAACAACCATACGCAAAACTGCGTGGAAAAATCAAGGAAGTGTTCGGAACACAGGAATCCTTTGCCCAAGCAATGAGCTTGAACACGGCATCTCTTTCTTCCAAGCTCAACGACAAAACGCAGTGGAAAAAAGAAGAAATTGCTTTGGCTTGCAAACAGTTAGATATCCCATTGGAGGATGTTTCTGTTTATTTTTTTAGTTAATAAACTGGGAAATCCCAGTTTATTAGGAGGTAACTATGACACTAGCAGAACGTGTATCAAAAATTGTATCGGAAATTTTATCTGATAAATATGATGCAAAAATTACAGTTGTATTTAAGGAGGTAGAGCCAAATGTGCCAAGTGTGCAGAATGACACCGTGCCATCCGAGGTGTCCATACGCTGAACCGAACATTGTTTATCATTGTGTGATATGCGATGCCGAGATTTATCTAGGCGACACTTACTACGACATTTATGGTGATCCCATATGTGAAGACTGTGTAGACAATGCACAAAGGGAGGCAGTGAAGTGATATTAACAGAAACTAACTATTATGGAACTGATGCAAATATCGAGTATATGAGCGTATCACAGTTCAAAGCCTTCATGTCTTGTCCAGCAAGAGCAATAGCAGAGCTTAAAGGCGAATACATACCGGAGCGTGGCAGAGCGTTACTATTAGGTAATTACGTTGACGAACATCTTACAGGAACTCCTGAATCAATGAGAGCGTTTATTAAGGAAAACTACACCTTATTATATAAGAAAAACGGTGAACCTTATGCAGATGTGATACAGGCAGATGAGGCAATAGAAAGAATTAAGAAACAGCCTCTTATGATGAAATACCTAACAGGAAACTTTCAAACAATAATGACTGGCGAAGTCGCTGGGGTGCCAGTAAAAATCAAGATGGACTGCTACCGTGAAGGAGAGTTCATAAGCGACCTAAAATATCTAGCTTCACTGCGTTCGCCCAACTTATTCACAAACGTTGTGGATTACTGGAATTACACTCTCCAGGGTGCAGTGTACCAAGAAATAGTGTATCAGAACACTGGTAAGAGATTACCGTTCTACTTGGTAATAGCCACAAAAGAAAAGCCATGTCATGTGGCAGTCGTTAAACTAGACCAGTTTGACATGGATGAGCAGCTAGATATTGTGAAGGCAAACATCAGCAGATTTCAACAAATGAAACTAGGCTTGTTAGAGCCGGAACGTTGCGAAGAGTATTCCTGTGATTACTGTACTACAACCAAGATTCTAATAGAACCTATTCCAGTAGAGTACCTTGGTAAGTCTACAAGGGAAATCCAAGCCATGCGCGGAGAGTTGTAGTATGCGTGTACTAGAACTATTTTGTGGAACAAAGAGCATAAGCAATGCTTTCAAAGCAAAAGGTCACGAAGTTTTCACGGTGGATTGGAACAAAGATTTTCAACCAGATTTGGCGATAGATATTGAAAGTCTAACGACTGAACAGGTAATCAATCTGTGTGGTGGTGTTCCTGATGTAATCTGGGCTAGTCCAGATTGTGCGACATATTCAGTTGCCGCTATTAGTTACCACAGAAGAAAACAATCAAATGGAAGCCTAGAACCGATAACCGAATATGCTAAAAAATGCGACAGGGTAAATAAACATCTTATTGAACTTATTAACCAATTACAACCGAAATATTGGTTTATAGAAAACCCACGAGCTGGATTGCGGAAAATGGATTTCATGCAAGGATTATCACGATATACAGTCACATATTGTCAATATGGCGATAAGCGAATGAAACCAACAGATATTTGGACAAATCATCCCAATCCACGTTTTAGACCTGTGTGCAAGAATGGCGAAAAATGTCATGAATCAGCACCAAGAGGAAGTAAAACTGGTACACAAGGGCTAAAAGGTGCAAAAGACCGTGCAAGAATCCCCAAAGCATTATGTGAGCATATTGTTGATATATGCGAGGAGGATTAATAATGCAAGCGATAGAAAGGCATATAGCCGAAATGAAACGGCTTAAAACAGCATTTAATAAAACCAAAAGCATATACCTCAAAAACGATTATGCAAAAGCCATAAGGCACATGCAAGAGGAACTACGAGAGTACTGCGACCACAGAGGCTTGAGCTACAAGGAAGTTATAAATGACCTTTTCGGAGATAAGCTATGAAACACACCATAGGCGATTTGAGGCAATATCAATCGTTGCCGTTATCAGCAAAAATCATCATGACACAACGCAGAATAAGATCCTGGTATGACTACTGGGATGGGCAAGTTTACGTATCTTTTAGTGGTGGAAAGGACAGTACAGTTCTGTTGCATTTGGTCAGAGAACTGTATCCAGATGTAGAAGCAGTATTTGTCGACACAGGACTTGAATACCCAGAGATAAGACAGTTTGTCAAAACCTTTGATAACGTTACAATACTTCGACCAGAGATGTCCTTTGTGGAAGTGTTAAAGAAGTATGGATATCCCATGATAAGCAAAGAAGTGTCGGAGTGTGTTGCACAAGGTCGAAAGTGTTTAGCGACAAAAGGTAAAAAATATCATTACAGATTAGAAAAGCTAATGGGAACAGCAAAAGACAAAAACGGCAATCTCAGTATTTACAATAAGACAAAGTGGAAACCACTCTTATATACGGATTTTGTTAGTAGCAATTGGTGCTGTAATGTAATGAAAAAGAAACCAGTAAAACAGTTTGCAAAAACAACAGGCAAAAAACCGATGACCGCACAATTGGCAAGTGAAAGCAATTTGCGTGAGCAGCAATGGCTCAAAAACGGATGTAATGGCTTTGAGATGAAATCGCCAATAAGCAATCCAATGTCCTTTTGGACGGAACAAGATGTGCTGCAATACATCAAAGAAAACAACTTGCCGATAGCATCGGTATATGGAGATGTTGTCTACAAGGGTACGGATGGCAATCTATACGATAACATAATCGGTAACGGAAACCTTACAACAACAGGTTGTAGCCGAACAGGATGTATCTTTTGTGGCTTTGGGTGTCACTTGGAGAAATCGCCTACACGTTTTGAGAGATTACGAGAAACACATCCACGTCAATACGAATACTGTCTTGGTGGTGGCGAGTATGTTGATGGCATTTGGCAACCAAACAAGCGAGGATTAGGAATGCGCCATGTGTTTGATGAACTAAACCAAATCTATGGCGATGGATTTATTAAATATTAGGAGGTAGATATGTATAGCGCCAGACCTAAAATTGATACTTTTGAGGACAACATGCCAAATGTATTCATAGGAATACTAAAGAGAGCAGTAGCAGATTACAGACTAGCACTTAAAAAGAAAAAACAACGAGCTATAGATAAATTAGAAGATTTCTTTTACTCAGACTACTGCGAGCAAATCCTTGCTTGCATTGAGTTTAATAAAGATATCTTTTACGAAAAACTAGGCCGTATAGAAAAACAATATGCATAAAAGGAGCATCGTTTATGGCAACAGCAATTATTTTTGGACCTCCGGGTAGTGGGAAAACTGTCAATGCGACACTGGTCCCAGGTAAAACATTACTACTTTGTAGCGATAACTCATCAGTTGTTTTGAACCACTTTGAAAGACCTGATCTCACAATCAAGGAGATTGCTAGCTTCAAAGAGTACGTGACTGAATTTGAAAACGCAACAAAATCTAAACAGTACGATACGGTTATTACCGACTGTCTTACTGATTTAATCGATGGATATATTGTCGAGTGCCGAGAATCTGGCAAGTTCAACGATATACGACAAGCATACATGGCCGTATATACAAAAGTCAAGTTTCTTGTTCGAGCAGCAGCTCACTGTGGAACAGATTGTATCTTTACT